CTTCTTTGAAGTCACGACCAGATACACCATGGCGTACAGAAGCACCAGCAGAGTGAGCAACTGCAAGGGTGTTATCTTGACCGCGAGTAATAGTAAGAGTTGTAGATGATGCAGCGGTTACCGTACAAACTTCTTCTTTGTTTGTATCTGGGTCAATAATAATTGTATATGGAGCAGTTGGATAACCGCTAACAGATACAACAGAAACACTTGTGGTTGTATCACCAGTTGCTGCTGATGAAATAGAGTTAACAAGTGTTGTTTCAATCGCTGTGGCGGAAAAGTTCCGCTTGAGTACGCCTGGGTCGCCTGCTGCCATGGGGTTGCCTTATCTCTGGTAGTGTGAACGAATTGGGAATTGACGGCGTTGGTTCTCCGCCACTTCGTTTAAACGGGTGTTGTAAACATTAAACAAGAAGCGTGCTGCGTTCTCACCACTTCGTGCTCCACGCTGGTTATCAAGCACATCTGCTTCTGCAGATAGCGCACCAAGGCGTGATGGGTCTAAGAAAGAAATCATACGAAAGGCTGCGCCATAGACAACTACATCTTCTGAATAGTCAGGCATACCAGTCACCGTTGAATATTCTTGTGTAACTGATGGTAATTGTGAGATGTCAAAAAGTGTTGGGCGTTTTGAGTAAGCCACATTAACAGTACGCCCAGGTACTACTGGTGAGTAGATACCAAGAGTATGTCCAAAGTTACCGCCTGTGCCCCACTCTGTTGGGTTTGCTGTTCTATCTAATTGCCACGCACGCACTGGTAACCACTCTTTAGATGGACCAATAACATGGTGAGTTACAGACAAAATATTTTGTATTACATCTGGAACATCATAGGTTGTACGAGCAGCAATAAATGAGAATTGATATTGACCAATGGCAAATACGCTTGGGTACATTGCATTAAGTGTGTCGTTAATAGCACGCTTGATTTCATAGCGTGGGAATAATGGGGCTACCATTACTTTAGATGAGTTATCATGCACCGCTGCAACTGTGCCACGCTGCCCACGACCCCAAGGTGAAAGGGTGAGGGTATTGTCAATGTTGTTAGTAGAGTTGACATACATAATTTCATCGTCAATTTGGATAAAGCCACGGCTTACAACATTTGCATCATTAACCGAAATGGTTGTCTGTGTTGTAGTTGTTACAGCACCAGTCAACCATGTGGTTGATTCCATGTTTAAACTGTAGCCATGTAAAAGCGTATCTACACGGTCAGTAATCTGTTCAAGGGTGCTCACAGGTCAATGCTCCTTAAGGCTGATACGGCTGACTTGCCTGTAGTGCCAGCAAGTTCATTACATACTGCGTTTAAACTTTTAAACTTATCTCGTGTGCGAGTTGAGTCTGCTTTGTAATTAAGCGCTGCATCAAGACCTAAGCCAGTTGTGCCAGCGTATTGATTAGCAGCACCTTGGGCATCTTTAAATAAAGTACGGGCTGGATATGTACCAGCATTAGCAAGCCTATTAAGTTCTGCTTGGAGTGTGGAGCCTGCATAACCTGTAGCCATTATTTACCCTTTCGTTTTGCTGCTGCATTATCAACAAGGTTTGGGTATGGGCGACCAGCCTTTTTTGCTGATGCTTTAGCCTTAGCCTTTTGTGCAGGTGTTAATGGAGTTGATTTTTTATTAGGGTTTTTTGTATCCCAAAATGCTTTTTTCTTCACCACTTCACCTTGTCTGCCCAGTACGCAGCAGACATTTTGCCTTTAGCAATATTGCTTGCGTGACGAGCCTTAAATGATTTTTGTCTTGCTGTTGGAGTTTTATCTCCAGTAACACCCTGTTGACCAAAGCGAATAGTCTTAACCTTGTCGCCTTCTTTAGCCACAACTACATGTGACTTTGTTGGATGGCTCGGTGTGCGCTTAGGCTTATTAAAGCCCGACACTCCTGCTCGCTTTAGTCTTGGGTCTGACATTTGTTTTCTTTACTTTCCACCAAGAGTAGTTGGATTATTGACCTCAGGGGCAGTGATGCCATACGGGTTAATTGTTCCATAATTGTCATCTTGATTTACTACTGTCGTTCCACATCCACATACTGCACACATTTACATGCCCTTCTTTTTCATCATTGCCATGCCTTTTTTCATTTCTTTTGCTTTTGCAGATTTTGATTCAGCCTTTTCAGCCATTGCGTAAGCCTTCTTCTTCATTGCTGGTGATACTTTCTTTTTCATTGCAGCCATTGTGTTTCCCCTTTGTGTGATTATTTTTATATCTCCACCAACACTTATGTTGTAGTCAGCAGAAATCTTGATTGCTCTACGAGCAGCAAACTCTGCTGCCTTCATAGAGTTCTTACTAAAGCCAGTGGCTAGTGCACCAAGGGCTAGGCTTCCTCCGCTACCAACTGCGTATAAGCCACGGTCATCTCGTGACCAAAGGTAATCCTGGTCTACTTCATAAATGATTCCGTTTAAACAGATAAGAGCATCAAAGCCAGCATCTTTGTCTTTAACTGTATCTGGCTCGTATCCATTATCTTTCATAGTTTCACGCAGAGAGGGTAAGACTTTGGTCTGCATAAACACATCTGTTGAACTTGATTTAATAATCTTAGGTGGTGTCCAAAGAAAGTTTGCTATGTTGCCAGCAATGGCATCGCCTGAGAAGGCAAATACATAGTCACCTTTTTTAGCAATTTTATCCATACCTTTTGCATAGTACGGTTTGTCATCATAGGTAGTCATGGAATCTGCTGCTATTACTGCCCAGCCTTTTCCCTGAATACCTACGATGGCAGTCATGTTTACCCCTTAAAACTATTAGTGTTTGCATCGTAGGCTTTGCCTACTTTGTTTGAATCATCTATTGCTTTTTGTATTAACTTTGTAGAGGTACCTGCTGGTTGTATGCCTTGGTCGCGAGCAGACTTATAGAGATTTAATTCTGCATCCCATTTTTTATTTGACATACCTTTGTTACCTGCTGCATCTCCTGGGGATAATTGGAGTGTTCCTACCTTGCAACCAAAGCAACCTTCAACAAATTCTGGATGTTTTTGTTTTTGATGTAGGTTCATAGCGCTGTTATGTAATCTCCATAATTACCGCCAATGGCTGAATTAGTTAGGCGGTCTTTAGTTTTTTCATCAATAATATAATCACGCCCACCCATATACACTTCACTGGCTGAGGCAATTTCTGTCTGTGCTGGGTAACGATAAGATGAATAAATACCATTTATCATCATTACTGTTACGCCACGAGCGATTGTATAACGCTCTAATAAACGGTGCCAACCCATAGGCGTTTCTTCAACACTTGGTGTTCTAAATAAATACTCTGCCATTGTTACTCCTTGGTTGGTGTAGAGAGAGGGCGAGCAAACTCGCCCCCTCAACTACAATTACTTTATGCAGAGATGGATGAACCAGACTCAATACGATAAAGTGCTGCTTGACGGTAAAGGCTAAAGCCAAGTACGCCGTACCAACCGATTGGTCGGAAACGAAGCAACTTGTCAGTAACTGGTCCGATAACAACATTTGGCTCTTGTGCAACAGCCTCAGCAAGTGCTTGCTTACCTGCAACGATTGTGCGGTAAACAGCAGTTACTGGAGTAACTGTTACAACTGTTGTCGCTGTAACTGCAGCAGTGTTTGCTGTATCTACAGTGATTGTTGTTGTTGAACCTGATGTAGACAAAGATACAATCTTTGCACCAGATGCAATGCCTGTTCCTGAAATCTTATCTCCAGCCTCAGCCTGAGTTGCGATTACAGATGAAGAAGCCACACCGATTGTAAGTCCTGCTGATGTTCCAGCAACAGTTACTGCGGTTGTAGCAAGAGCGGTGGCATCTGCACCATCTACGCCACGGTACATACGAGGTGTTTCAACAAAGAAAGAGCCTTCGTAGGTTCCGATATTTCCAGCCCAGAAATTACCTGTGCCAGTTTCAGCGTACTTGTGCATTTCTAGCCAACCAGTTGAACCTGTTTCTGCACGAAGGTCGTGTGAAACTTCTGGGTGAATACCTGTCCAATAAAGTGAACCTTCACGAGGAACAGCCTTGTTTGAACGAAGTTTAGCAACTGCACGGCGGATGTTAGCAGCAGTGATTGTGTCAGTTGCTGTAACTGTTGCTGTTGATGTGCGTGCTGTTGATGATGCTGAGTAGATAACATTTGAACCTGAACGGAGTGTATCCATTGCAAGGCGGTCAAGTGAGTCAGCCATGTTGTAAGCGATAATGTCTGCTACTGCAGGGTCAACATCTGAGAGTGAGAATAGTTGCAACTTGCGTGTTACAAGTGATGCATTTCCATATTCATTGAGTGTTACAGAAACTGTTGTTACATCTGACAGTGCTACTGCATCTGGGTCAGTTGTTT